GCTTTTCCAGGGCATCCAGAACGACATGGCTCAGGACTCGTTTGGTGGTGCCATCGATGGGTGTCAGAACTACCAATATGTACTTGGGGGTCATCTCATCCCTGATCGTCCCATCTCTCTTGATCGTTATACTCAGGCAGACCCGAAGGTTGATGCTCTCCATCTTATCGAGCTTGAAAAGACTTTGGTGAATTGTGGTTATGGTGTGCGGAATCTCCAACGTGTCCCTGTTCGCTTCCTTCTGGGTAGGGCGTTTAGCAAGTATGGACAAGTGAGTGATCTATCGCAGCGGGATCTCTCGCTCCGCATCGATTATCGTAACGCCGCTTTACCGAAGTTGTTTAACCACTATGTCTGTCATCTGAGGCGAATGGTTGTGAGTTCCTCGGGCGTTCAGGCTTTCTAACCGATTTTTAAATAGAATGATTATAAATTAAATGGAACTCCCATTTAATTTGAGTAAACGCCATCGGATTGTTAAGAAGTATGATTGGAAAAGGAGAGGGTTGGTGTTCGAGAACGACCTGGCGTTCAGTATCGTGTATAAACGCTATATCTACGCCACGCAATGCGAGTTATGTCAGAAAGTATTCACTAAATCGAAAGACCGACAGATGGAGCACGACCACGATACTGGTAATTTCAGGAACATCGTATGTCATAAATGTAATATGTTAAAAGCGGACGTTAAAATACGAAGCAACAATACAAGTGGATATATGGGGATTTATTTTGTTAAACGAACTAATCGTTGGATATATCAACCACGTATTGACGGAAAAAATACGTACATCAAACAAATGGAAGATTTGGACGAGTTAATCGAGTATGCTGACAAATGGAAAATCGAAAACAATTATCACACCTAAAATATTAATTTTTTTTTTAAATTAATATACCATATTAAAATGAATATCGAACAAGTTGAAAAAGCAGAAATTTACCCGCTCAATCCACCCTCTGATGGAGTGTATGGCTTCCGCAAGGGTTTCCCAATAATTCAATTCCAAATCGCTAATCAGGACAAACTCCTTGATGCTTCTACATTACGTCTGAATGGTTCTATCCAACTTAAACAGCCCACAGGTGCTGCTGTTGTCAACGACCCGACGGCGGGTGCTGGGGCAGCAAACGGTATTTGTCTCAACAACCGTCTGGGTATTCCAGCGACGTTACAGCAGATCACTCTTGCTACGCAGTCTAATCAGACGCTTGAAGTGATTAGAAACTATGGTCGGTATTTGGTGTCGGTGATGCCTCCCACCCATTCCGCTGATGACTACAACACCGTGATGACTCAGAGCGACCCCGTGGTTTCGTCTCGGTCTTCGGTGAGTGCGAAGGCACAGAACACGAAGGTTGATTTCTCCATTCCTCTGCGAACTGGTCTGCTCCAATCGGGTCAGCCGATTCCTCTTGGTATGAATGGTCTTCGTGGTATGCTAATCTCTCTTGAACTCTCCCCTGACTCGAACGCTATTTCTGGTTACTCCATTTTCACCGACACTGGTGTTGAGACCAACATCACTTACACTCCGCTCGGCACTGGTGCTTCTTACGAACTCAGCGACCTCTCGCTTTCTTACGATTTACTCGTCCCTGACGAATCGGGCAGGGCGGGAATGAGCACTCCTGCTACGGGTCAGTTTGTGTATAACTCGGTCTCCCACCTGTATGGTGTCATTAACTCGGCCGACGAGACACAGTCTTATAACCTCGGGACTGCTAATACGCTGTCGGTGATACACAACTTCCTTCCCACTTCTCACATCAACAACTATCAGGCAGACGGATTTTCCACCGATGTGCTCAAAAACAGCAACGGCGGTGCCTTTGATCAGGATGCCGATATAAAGAAAGTTTCGTTCATTCGTGGCGGTCAGTTATTCCCGCTGGATTACCAGATTGATGTGGAGAACGAGAGCGTTGCGGGTGTTCCCCAGACTCAGTTGGAGATAAAGTACATCGATAGCATCAAACCCTATACTGCGTGGAACCATGCCAGTCCCTCGCCGATGACACAGGAGAAGCTCCCCGTTCAGATTCAGCGTGACCTTTCTGGTCTGGCCAGTCGTGTTGCTATGGAGCCCGAACCGAAGAAGATTTTTGGTGCTGGTATTAACCTCGACCCCATCACTCGGAGCGGTGTGGATTTCAAATCGTCCAACTACGCTGTGCGGATTGAATCGGGATTAGACGGTGCTAGTCCTAACAGCATCTTCACGTATGTGATGGCTCGGAACACGCTGACGTACTCCCCGCAGGGTATATCGGTTTCTTCGTAAATTAAAATATTATTTTTTTTTAAATTAATAATATATACTTATATTAAAATATGTCTTCCATTCCCGAAAGTTTGATGACGAGACCAATGGCAACTGTTTCTACGATGAATATTGAAACCAGTGTGCTGGAACCTACTTTAATAAATTCATCCTTTGCTCGGTTTGTTCTGGAACGTAAAGGCATTCTGGATACGGGTTCGGTGTTGAAACTCCAAGTGACTACCGCTGATGCTGTCGGTGGGTGGTTACCGATTAAGACTGGTATTCACGCAGCAATTGAACGAGCCGTTCTGCGGATTGGTTCCAAGATTGTCGCCACCAGCGACCAGTATTCTCACTACCAGACCATTCGCAGGGCGTTCAAAACCACTGAGGAGAAGAGTTTGAAGGATATGGTTAAGGTTGGGACGCTGGATGCCGTCGCCCCTTCTCCCGCTCAGGACGGCACTATTGCCCTCAAAGATTGCCTTTACAACACAGGGAACGTGACAGGATTACCGATTAGCCAGTATGCCCTCACCGATAGTGCTACAACTACCCCCGAATTTACCATCAAGATTAGCGAACTGTTCCCGATGATGAGAAACGTTCAGCTTCCCCTTTACCTGATTAACGAGCCGTGTTCGATTGAGGTAACGTTTAGATCACAGACAAACCCGCAGGTCGGTGTTTTGGCTGGTGTCCCAGCTGGCGGTGCGACTACTGCCGCTGCCGTGGTTCCAGGCTCGGTTCAGTTCCTCGCCGATTATCTCACCTATGATGATGACAGGATGGGTAAGACCGCTTCGATGGTCATGTCTCAGCAGGGTATGGTAATGCCCTACGAGGATGTGGTACTTACTACCACCCAGTTCCCTGCCGTGGCTGACCCTGGTGGTGCTCAGGTGACTGAGCAACAGATTACTCGTGATTTGGGTTTGAGTGGTATGTCGGTAAAGTCGATTGTGGCTGCGATCGGCACAGACCCTACTACCGATCAACTTGTGGGACTTTACAAGTCGGAGGCGTTCCCCGTCGATGACAGCGTCCAGGTGCGAATTAACGATCGCCAGATATATCCCCGTGAGCTCACACGGGTAACACAGAAACAGCATCAGTTATCGCAGGTGTTTAATACTGACATTTCCATTCATAGTGCTGAGTATTCTCTCAATCTCGCCACCGACAAAGCCCAGGCGAACCGTCCCATCACCAACGCTATGGTATCTGCCGCCACTACCCTGAACGGTAGAGCACAGAGCGTTCTGGAAGGATCACAGTATTTCCTTGGGTTTGATTTAACCTCCGACACGATGGGTGCTCCTGGTTCGGGTCAGCGGGTGGGACAGAAACCAATCCAGATGCTTCACACTCTCCGCCGAACCACTACTTCCTTTGCTGCTCGGCAGGTGAAATACTACGCTGTCGTGGAGAAACAGATGGTTTTGCGGGGCGGTCAGGTTACAGTGAGTGCTTAATTAAGTGTTCTAAAAATAAAATGATTTAAATAAATATACAATAAAAACGATGCCGAGACACACGGGGTGTAAAAATACATCCGATTACAAATACGAAGTACAAACGTTAGTTGACGATATTTGGGTGAAAAAGATGTATGTGTCGCAGAAGGAGATTGTTGCCCAAACTGGATTGAAGCGAAGTGCCGTGTATTATCTAACCTCTGACCCCTCCAAAATTAAGAACCGCCCGAACATTAAGATTACAAAGTTAAAGGAACCACTCCCAGTATTTACACGCGAAATCGAAGAGAATGATATGGAGAAGATTATTAAAATTAAAAAAAACTTCTATACATAAAATAAAATGCCATTCGGTTGTCCGATATGTAATGATTGGGTCATGATTCATAAACTGTGTTCGGATTGCGATAGGATTCGGCAGTTGTGTAAGATATACTCTAAACAGAGACTACTCCAAGTATTAGACAAAACCCTGGTGATCCAGCAGATGAAACCCAAAATCGACGTCGGTGATGAATCACACGATGATCCGTCGGCATTAGTGCGAGGTTGTTAAATTGAAATTTATATTATTATGTATAATATAAAATAAAATGCTAATAAAATAAAATGGTGTACTACAAACTACTTCATGTTATGTT